CGCTTGTATATCAGTACCATCTAAGTCTGAATCATCTATAAATATACCAGTAGCCCCATTTTGTGTAGAATTATCTAGCCTTAGTTTTCCTGCACCGGGGTCTGAATCTGTAGTTGTAGTACTAAAGTCATACTTAAACGTTGCACCTCCAAAACTACCTTGTGGACCAGTAGGACCTGTAGGACCTGTTGGACCTGTAGGACCTGTAGAACCCTGTGGACCTGTAGAACCTTGTGGACCAGCGTCACCTTCATCTCCCTTAGCACCTGCTGGACCTGTAGGACCTGTTGGACCTGTTGGACCTGTAGGACCTGTTGGACCTGCTACAGAACTATCTGCACCAGTCTGTCCTTTCTGTCCTTTCTGTCCTTTCTGTCCTTTAGAACCTGTAGGACCTGTAGGACCTGTACCGCCAGTAGGACCTGTTGGTCCTGTACCACCAGTGTTACCAGTCTGTCCTTTTTGTCCTTTTTGTCCTTTGTCACCGTCAGAACCATCTGAACCATTAGAACCTGATGGACCTGTTGGTCCTGTACCACCTGTCTGTCCCTTCTGTCCTTTCTGGCCCTTTTGTCCTTTTTGACCTTTTGAACCATCAGAACCATCACTACCGTCGCCACCAGCTGGACCTGTAGGACCTGTTGGACCCGTAGGACCTGTAGGACCTGTTGGACCCGTAGCTCCAACATCACCAGTTCTTGCAAACGTTATTGTTATATCTTCACCGTCACTAAATGGATTTGTAGCAGACGAATCAACTACACTAACGGTTATATCAAAGTATCCCGACTTTTCTGACAAAGAAGAGATAGTCATAATTATAAATTGTGATGAATCAGTTAGATTTGTAATCTTAGCATGACCTTTTATCGTAGATGTACTGTCATCTATAGTTCTTAGGAACGCTTGTATATCAGTACCATCTAAGTCTGAATCATCTATAAATATACCAGTAGCCCCATTTTGTGTAGAATTATCTAACCTTAGTTTTCCTGCACCGGGGTCGGAATCTGTAGTTGTTGTGCTAAAATCGTATTTAAACGTTGCACCTCCAAAACTACCTTGAGGTCCAGTTGCACCTGTTTGTCCTTTTTGTCCTTTAGCACCTGTTGGACCTGTGCTTCCTGTAGAACCTGTTGGACCTGCGTCACCTTCATCTCCCTTAGCACCTGCTGGACCTGTAGGACCTGTAGGACCTGTTGGACCTGTAGGACCTGTTGGACCTGCTACAGAACTATCTGCACCAGTCTGTCCTTTCTGTCCTTTCTGTCCTTTCTGTCCTTTAGAACCTGTAGAACCTGTTGGTCCTGTACCACCAGTAGGACCTGTACCACCAGTCTGACCTTTTTGTCCCTTTTGTCCTTTCTGTCCTTTTTGACCTTTCTGACCTTTTGAACCGTCACTACCATCAGAACCTGCTGGACCTTGAGGACCTGTAGGACCTGTTGGACCTGTTGGTCCTGTACCACCAGTAGGACCTGAACCACCAGTTTGACCTTTTTGTCCTTTTTGTCCTTTTTGTCCTTTATCACCTGTAGGACCTGTTGGACCTGTTGGACCTGTAGAACCTGCTGGACCTGTTGGACCAGTGCCACCTGTTTGTCCCTTTTGTCCTTTGTCACCATCAGAACCATCTGAACCAGCTGAACCTGTAGGACCACTGCCTCCAGTTTGTCCTTTCTGTCCTTTCTGACCTTTCTGTCCTTTAGAACCTGTAGGACCCGTTGGTCCTGTACCACCAGTTGGACCCGTAGGACCTGTACCTCCAGTGTTACCTGTCTGACCTTTCTGTCCTTTTTGACCCTTCTGTCCTTTTGAACCATCACTACCATCAGAACCGGCTGAACCAGTTGAACCTGTAGGACCTGCTGGACCTGTTGGTCCTGTACCACCAGTCTGTCCTTTCTGTCCCTTTTGTCCTTTATCTCCTCCTGAACCTGTAATACCAGTCTGTCCTTTTTGTCCCTTCTGTCCTTTATCACCTGTAGGACCTGTTGGACCTGCTACAGAACTATCTGCACCAGTCTGTCCTTTCTGTCCTTTTTGACCTTTCTGTCCTTTAGAACCTGCTGAACCTGTAGGACCTGTAGAACCTGTGCTTCCAGTATTACCTGTTTGTCCTTTCTGTCCCTTCTGTCCTTTATCACCTTGTGAACCTGTAGGTCCTGTAGAACCAGTGTTACCTGTCTGTCCCTTTTGACCCTTCTGTCCTTTCTGACCTTTATCACCTGTCTGACCTTTCTGTCCTTTCTGACCAGCTGGTCCTGTGCTACCTGTTTGTCCCTTCTGTCCTTTCTGACCTTTTTGTCCTTTAGAACCAGTAGGGCCTGTAGGACCTGTAGGACCTGTCGAACCTGTAGGACCTGCGGTTGTACTAGCTTGACCTTTCTGACCTTTGTCACCTGTAGGACCAGTTGCACCTGTCTGTCCTTTTTGTCCCTTCTGTCCTTTAGTACCTGTCTGACCTTTCTGTCCTTTTTGTCCCTTTTGTCCTTTTTGACCTTTACTACCTTTTTGTCCTTTTGAACCGGTTTGTCCTTTCTGACCTTTATCACCAGTTTGTCCCTTTTGTCCTTTCTGTCCCTTCTGTCCTTTTAAATCTGTTTCTGAACCACCTTGTTCTTGTATCTTTAACGTACCGTCAGTTGCCATACGTATAACAGATTCTACTTCATATGTATCATCATCGTTACTATCAAACTGTAAGCGTATGTCATTTTCATCTTTCTTGGTAATTATTCTTTCTTGTGCCATAGTGGTTCAACCTCCGGTATTAATGCATCCTTACGTCCACCAGTAACCATCCAGTCAAATTTGACATGGTCTGATGTAGATGTTTTGACATAGAAACTGTGTTCTAGTTTTTCATCTATCCATACGTTATAAGGTCCGTATGGTGTAATTGTAATAGTATAGTCATCTCCACAAAGTTTATACCAATAGTCTGGTAATTTTATTCTTATACGTTCTGGGACAACATCTAACTCTACTGTTCCTCTATTGTACACTCCATACTCTGGTCCTTCAAGAGCACCATATACTAATCTTCTATCTTCATCTATTGGGTGTGGTATATTAAAAGACTTGGTGTCAGCCTCCATGTGTCCTGTAATAGTTAATGCAGGATTCGACGCTGCTGAGTTACCACCTTTGAGTGTAAGTGCGTTTGTACCTGAACTTCCTGTAGTTCCAAAGATAGCGAGCTTTCCATCCGCCCCGCCGTCTACACCCATCTCGTTACCAGTTCCTTCGTTGTAAATAAACTTATCACTGAAAGTAACTGCCTGATTAGTTAAAGATATAGCACCAGTTGGAACTCCACTTCCAACAGTCAAAGTTACGTCACCAGTGTTAGTACCTGATACACTAGCACCAGATGCAACAGTTCCTTCAACAGAACCACCACCAGTGGCTATATCTGCAAAGGTACTATCACCTGTTTGTATCTGCCACTTATCCGTTGATTCATTGAATCTTAACTGTCTGTTAGTTGAGGTACCTCTTTCTACTTCTATACCTGCGTTAGCAGAAGGTGTACCTGTTTCATTATTATTAAGAACTATAATATTATCATTTAAGGTTATAGTTTCTGTATTTACAGATGTGGCTGTACCACTAACTGTTAAATTACCATCTACAACCAAATCATTCTCTACAGTAACGGTGCCTGAGCTATTACTTAGTTTTACATCTCCTCCAGCAGCGTTTATGTTTAATGTTGAAGCACTACCACTACCATCTCTGGATTGTATCTTTGTAGCGTTCATACCTATATTAGCTGCACCATCGGCTCCAATTTGGAATAGCCCTGTTCCATCATTTAGATTTAATGCGCTACCTTCAGCTTTGTTAATCTCTAAAGGAACTGTCGGATTTGAGCTACCGATAGCAAAATTCATAGGAGACTTGTGTCCATTAGATGAATGAAGTGTAAGCATACTAGTAGAGCCAGATGCCGAATATTTAAATAGTTGTACACCGTCATCTAGGTATATGTTTGCCTCAGATGCGTCTACTGCGCCTATCCTAGCGTCACCATCTACTGTTAGTCTGTGTGTTATGTCAGAAAATGCCATGTCACTTGAATTACCAAAACCATAATTACCAGTCTTGTTAGTTCTTGCTTTGGCATCAGATGCAGAACTTTCTCTTGTCCAAACGTCAGATACTGCACCTAAAGAATTAATTTTATCATAAACTGAATTCACAGAAGGTGCTTTGTCCGTTACACCATCCCAGTCGTCACTGAATACGACATCTTGAATTCTATCATCAAGTCTTGCCTTGATATATTGTTTGGAGGGTAGCCTGTCGTCTAAAGCTAACATGCGAGTTTTAGCCGTCGTCTTTTTTGACAATCCGTACTCATTGGATTCTTGTGGCTTTATTTTTGTTGGTTTAAACTTTTTCATGCTTCTCCTAAAGGTTGGGCGACTTAAACTGTGGTGTCGCCCAGAACCACGATTTATATGTTACTTGACCTATCTAATCTGAAATTACAATAACACCAGCTTCTGGTCTTATGACTTTCAATCCATATCTCATAGACATGTATGAACCCATAATTCCGAATCCGGGGTTTGCTTCTTCGACAGTTAGTCCTCTCCTCTCGACGTATGCGACAGGTTTAGCGGTCATGTCAAATATTCCAGCTCTTGTTTGTGGGACGTAAGCGTTGACTACAACGTTTAGTCCATAGATTTGTCCGACGATACCATCGTTAGATACATCATTGACGTAATCTAATCCACCTTTTTGTGCTGCACCAGCGGTGACAGAACCGAAAGGAGCTGTAAAGTCAGCTAAGTTCAATAGAGTTTTGTAGTGTGTTGGTGAGACCAAGATTGTATCTGGGGTCATACCTTTTGCTGCCATCAACTCAATAGCTTTGGTTATATCAGTCAACTCTAAGTTACCACCAGTTGTGGACTCTGAGCTGCTTGAATCTTGAGATGCGAAGTAGTGTGAACCCAATGTATTCAATTCTGAAGTTGAGTACTCACCGTATTCGTATAATCTTGAACCAGAGCTTGGACTTGCACCATAGAAACCACCGTGTGGGTGGGTTGCGAAAGTCTCGATGTCAGTTTCGTTAGTAGATGCTGTCTTTGCGGTTGTACCGAAAGTTCCATCTGCTATACCGAAAACAGCGTATACAAAGTGTTTTGTAACGTGTCTTTCTACTGCTCTTCTTGCTTCGTTCAAAGCTAGTTCCATTTCAGAGAATCTTGAATCTTCTAACATTCTTCGGGTTACACCTACTGCAATACCGAACTCTTTGACTGAAACACGTTCGTTTCTTAGGTCAGTGTGTTGGTATGATGGTACGGTACCTTCTTCAATGACTTCCATACCCATTGAAGGTTTTGCGAATGTAATATCAACATCTCCACCGGTGTCGGTTGTGAAACGCTCTGCAAACATATTTACTACAGGCATTTCAGTGACTTTGTAGTCCTGAATTGCGTCTTTGTAGTCGATTAATACCCTGTTAGCGGTCGAGCTTAGTTGGCTTGATGCTATACCGGGGTTTGTTCCTGCTGCTACCATATTATCTTATCTCCTTAGAACACCAAGACCTTGATTAGGGCTTCTGTTCCTGCGTTTGCCTCAAGTGCTACTGCACAAGGGTTCTTATCTGCTCCTGAAGCTTCTTTAACTAGTGCTCCAGATTCTCCGATAGTCAATAAGTCACCAACAGCGACGTCGACGGAATCTCCGTCTACATTAGCGTAAATCATAATTCCACTACCAGTTATCATAGAGACTTGGTCTCCAGATGCTGCATCTAACAATGCAAATCCTGCTGGTGGTACATCATCTGTATCAGCTGCGATTAATTTAGCGCTGCTGTTGAATTCTAATGCGTCTCCTGCGTTGATGGCCTCTGCTGCTTCGAAGTTCATGATGCGAGCTGGTGCTCCACCATCATTTACTAATATTCCTTTTACGATTGCCATATTTAATTACCTATTCTTCTTCTCCTTTGAAGACAATGCGTCCGTTTTCCATCGCAAACATGCGTGGGGTTTCGTCAGCTTCTACTTCTGGAGTTTCTTCAGCATCATGGGATTTGCCTTTACCGAAAGTTCTTTCTGCTTCTTCTGGTACTGGCATTGAGTCCATTGCGATACTGAATCCTTCTAGCTTGATATCGTCCCATGCTTTGAGTTCCTCAGCACGTGCATCCTTCCCATCGTCATCGAGTTTACCAAGAGCAGCTTCCTTTTCTAGGATGTTGCTAACGAAAGAGTTGACACGAGCTTCTGCTTCTGCTTTAGCTTGTGCTTCTTTTTCTTCTTGGAATTTTGATACGAGAGTCATTGCCTCTTCGTGCTTGGAGTTTAACTCAGCATAAGATTCTTTCATCTCTTCTAACTGTTGTTTCATTGAAGCGAATTCACGCTCAGTGATAACATCAGCTTCTGAGACAACTTCTTTATTTGTTTCTTCAGCCATAGTTTCTACCTCGCTGTTTCGCCCGTGTGTGTCACAGGCACATGATTTGTCATCATGTTCATCACCGAATTCACGGTGACTATCATCACATTCCTTTTCTATTGTACATGCGTCACATACGGGTGTGCGAGTCTCATTATCAATAAAACTCACCTCGATAGGACGAATGTCCATTGCAAACGGTTCTCCTAGGACGTCAACGTCTTTAGAAAACCAATCGATAGAGACATGCGTCATATCTCCGTTTTCAATCTTTTCTAACACTCCATTACTTTCAGCTGCACCTCTATATAGTTGTGCTAGCATCTTAATTGCCTTTTTACCATCTTCTAGCTCTACGATTTCTGGGTTGATAGCCTTTCCAAGGAGGTCGTCCTCGGTTCGTTGATGATTATAGTAAACTGGTAATTCAGTGAAAGTCTCAACACTTTTTTCTAATACGGATGGTTCTATAGTGACCTTTTGGTCGCCATCTTCGTCGTGGGGGCCTGACGTTATAGCGATTACTGGAAACTCTATATTATCATCCGTATGAACAGGTTCATCCAAAGTCGCAGCAAAACTGCGTTGGTTCTCCTCTCCACCCCCGGCATTCACAGCAAACTTACGGTCAGTTTCCTGCTCTACCCTCATGCGGCACATATTAGCCGCAATCTCTTGATGGTCCTCAACTCCTCTTTTCTTTAGGGTTGGGCCAACTTCTATTATACAACGCTCGTAGTCGTATTCTTTGCTCATTCTTCTCTATCCCCCGTTGGATTTGCAGACGGCTGATTACCAGCGCTGCGGTTTTCTGTCCTTGCGGACTCTTCTTGTTTATCTTGGTCTCTTCCTCCAGATATGTTTGCATTCTGTGCTGTCTCTTGCATTTCAGCTATTCCTTCTGGATTCAATCCTCTTTCTGCTCTAACTTCACCGGGTGCTAGTACACCCTCTGATAGGTATATCATATCAGTCTTTGCTTTTACAAAGGCATCATCTACGTTTATGTTTCTAAACTTAAACTTAGCGTCGCCACCTAATAACTGTGGCATCAGTTGCGCATTGATTGCAGACTCAACCGCAGACTGTAAATGTCTAACATATGGCTCAAAAATAGCACGTGCTTCTTCTGGCCTGTCGAACATTGTAATCGGAACCTTAAGTGCCACATGTATCTTTTTGAGCAAATCATCAGTATATTTTCCATACTCAAAGGCTCGTTGAGTACCTTGTAGCTCCTTGACAGTAATATCATTACCATGAATAATGTCTTCGCCGGGTTCCAACGCATTAAAAGCATCCACGATTTCGTTAATCTTATCAGGACCATAAGGCATATCGGGGAGTCCAGCGCTAATATCAAACCTACTAGTAGCGTATTTATTGAGAGCAGCTCCGATGTCCCGTTCTGCGTAATCTTTGAGGTCAACCAGATAAAGAATTGGATGGATGTCACTAAGACCATAAGCATAATCATCGAACGGGTTGTTACGATAGACCACCAGTTCGTTCTCCTCAAATCTAATTGACTCTTTATCATCTCCCAAATCCTGATAGTAATACATTACTTGTCCACTAGGACTCCTCTGAATATACATATTTTGAGAAGACCTGATAACTAAGTTATCTCCAGTCCACTCTAAATAAGAGGTACCAAAAATTCTACCATTACGAAGCCAAGTATATAACGTTTGTTCTAAATTTATTTCGTCAAACAATTCAGCGATACTTTCCCTGTCTTCATCACTGTCGGTGACTATATCATATCCATCCTTTGCTGCATACATGCATGGTAAATCTATAAGTGTTCTGACTATAGGGTCAGATAGATATACATTCATGTAAGTCTTATAATCACCTAGCTGTGGTTCTTTATTGGCTGTTCCTCCACCAAACATACCGCTTTTATTCTGTAGCTGTATACGTTTTATAACACCTGAACCGAAACTTCTTGGACTGTCTTCGGTGTATGGAGGATTTTCTCCTTTAGTTGCGAAACTTCGCCTATTAAAAGGCCAATAATCTCTTAGAGCCACGGCTATCATTCCAATATAGTACAATATAGTATATAAAGCTTTCGCTCAAAATCCCTTTATAAACCAGAAAGTCTACCTTTATTTAGGCTTTTCGACCTTCTAGAAGTAGTAAATAGACCCTTTGTAGGAGATGCACGTCTGGAGGTACCTGTTTGTTGTATAGATACACTTGCAAAGGACGCAGATGGGGGTAACATAGAGAGTGCAGCATGTAGTGCTACAGCTGTACTATCACAGTAATCATCATGTTTACCTGTAGGTGCAGCAATCTTCTCTGTTTTGTTGGCTGCATCCATAGTATATTCCAAATCTATGTGTTCTCTAAGCCATTTATTGACTAATTTGGCCTCTGGAGGGTCTAAATCCTCTGGATGTGGCACTTTTACCTGCCCTTGTTGTATGTAAGATGCCATATCTCTATATATTTGTGTCTTACTACCTTTAGGGCCACCAGTAAAGATAAATGGTATAAATTGTATCTGTGGTTTACTGGATATACAAGCTAACTTTATTTCTTGCTCGATAGCACCACCAATACCCGTCGCATCAATAATAACCCTATCAGCACCAAAATCGTGAGCTGCATCCATGATACGCTTACGCTGATATGGAATGTCATGTCCACCCGACTTAGGGCTAATTTCCTCAAGGTATATAAGGTTTGCGGTATTACTATCCTTGTCTTTAGATGTACTCCATACGCTAATAACAGTGCTATTAACAGATTTGCCAATGTCAACACCCACAACACAGTTAGGATAATCTTTTCCTCTCTCTCCAAAGGTTCGTCCTCTGGATAAACAGGCTTTGAGTAACTCGGGATTGAAGATGTTCGAGACCGATTCGACGAACTCGCACTCATATTCTGTTCTCCAATATATTGAATCTTCCCCCCATTCCCTCATCTTTTCAGCCATATCATCGTCAGTATAAGGTGCAGAGTAAGCCCTCCCCGGCTTTACTGCATCTCTCCATGTAAATACCATTCGTTCGAATGAGTCGTTATATGCATCATCATAAAGATAGCGCCACATGTGATTCTCTTTACTCTTGGGCGTACCTAAGTTAATAAATGGAGCCCTATTAGAAACTATAGCGGGCTCTACGTTGTCAACAAATAATTTGTCATCTATAAGTGGGCTCTCATCTACTATACACATAGTTGGATGTTGTCCTCGTATTGCTTGTCCCTGATTTGATGGAGCTAAAGGAGCTCTACGTAGAACTGTCCCTCCCTTCATTGTGATATTAGGTTTGTTATGAAACCTATACGTGTCAATCAGTCCATTGAGAAAACTGTTATCAGCAAAATGTCTATAACAGTAATTAAATATAAGTGAAGCTTGGTCCTCAGTTGGAGCCAAGATAAAAATTAAATCCCTAAATCTATTAAAAAACATGTAGATACATACAGCTACCGAAAGAGCAAAAGACTTGCCACTGCCTCGTGGAGCCAATATTGCTAGTTTACGATGCTTATCTTCATCTCCATTAGGAAATGTTAACGTTTTTACAATGATTTGTTCTTGTAAAGGTCTTAATCTTAGTGGTCTTTGTTTGTTATCTATGAGATATGCTTCACAAAATGCTCTAATCAATAGAGTCATCTTCCTCTCATCTTGTCTACATATCTTAAAAATCTGTTCTAGTTTTCTGGAGTCGTGTGCAGCTATACCGCTAATCGCGGATTTCATCTGATTTTCTTTCTTCAGGGCTGTCATCTATTATCTCCTCCAGTATTTTTGAGAAATTTTCACTATTCTTTTCAACAACAGTAGGTATTTCTATATTAAGAGCACGGAACTCAGTATGAATATCACGTACAATCTGGTTTCTTTGTCGCAATAACTCTGTTCTCGCGTTAACATCCCGAATACATACAAGAATTTCTTCCCACAACAAGTCTTCAAGCGCGAGATTGCGGGCCAGAAGCCGGACAAGTTCTTTATGTCTTTCATATTCCCCTTCTCCGACTCTGATGCGTAAACGCCTTTCATACCCTTCGACGTCCATTACTTGGCTTCGTCGAGTGCGGCCTTAACTTTAGACTTGACTAAAGCAGACAATTCATCATCTTTTTCGTCCCAAGCTGTAATTAATACATTTTTGACTAAAGAGTCTTTGACATGCTTTTGTGCAGTCTCATCCATCTTCTCAAATACTTTCATTTGAGCTTTTGTTAGATTCTTATCAAGTAACCCCATCAGTTCAGCTTCGTTATTCTTTAAGTATTTAAAGACTAACTCTTTAACTGCTGGTACAGTATAAGCGATGTATCCGCCCATACCTAACACCAAAGCAGCTAATCCTGCTAACATTGGGTCATCCATCAAAGAGTCTAATAGACCTGATTCTTCAACAGTATCAATGATAGCTGTAAGGTTACCCTCACTAGTTTCATTGGCTGCTGTGTTGTTGTTGGTTTCGTTTGCCATAGGTTCTCACCTGTTTTTATATAATGCCATAGCACTATTTAAAGCTTTCGTTTAATCGCAACATTCGCAGTTGCATCCGTCTTTACAGCACATATTTTTTATCTCCTTATTGTGTGGCCCCCAGAACGCCTAATGCTTAGATATCCTGTGAGTCGTGTGGTCCTGTTGGGAGCCACAATAATACTAGAACGTAAGACTATATAAAGCTTATGTCTATGCGTCTACCACTAGGGCGTATGCGAATTGATTTCCTACCTTGTGTATCTCTAGCAAGCGTATAGTTTTACCATCATCTATTGTTTCTAACTTAGTTTCCAATAGAGCTAAAACTCCTGCTAGGTCACTTGCGGTTTCAGTGAAATCGTTTACTGCGAAATTTGCCATTTATTATCTCCTTATTTCTTTTTTGCTACAACTTTTGTTGCTGTTTTATGTTCGTGTGCTTGTTGATTAGCCTCTATTAACTGTGCTTGTTGTTGTGCTGAAGCATTGTAGTCAATAACAGCTTGTGCTTTTAGTTTATAGAACGCTGTCTTTTCTGCTTGTTCTTGTTTCCAGACATCCAGAGCATCTTTGATAATCAGAAGGGCTGGCCCTCCTAGAATAGCTATCAATGTCGTATATCCT